TTAAACATCATGTTGCAGATGATATGCTGACATTCCTCGGGTAAATCATCAAAGTCTGGATACAGAACTTTGCACTCGTCTACAGTCACAGTCATATCAAGGTTGAACACCCTCTGAACTCTCTCTTGTTCGATCACTGTGCCTACAGGCTTGCCGTACTCCTCATCATCCTTGGTAATGAGGTGGCCAATTCCGAAGGTGGGTAGGTGGAGATGATCTAAATAAATTTCGTACTTACACCCCTCATCCTCTGCGATCTCTGTTCTCAGCTTATCTATATTCATTTTGTAAGACCTTTGACCTTTTCTACAGTTCTGAGACCGCCAAGACCAAGCATTCCAAGAAGGACGGTCATCAGGCTGTCCATGTCGAACATTGGCAGATCTGGCGCTTCCATGCCAGCGTAAGCAAATCCAAACATTGTCACAGGCGCTAGAACAAAGTGCCATATCATGGCCACCGCCAGCCCCCAGCCTAGAAACGGACGCCAGCCAGCGACGAATATGGACCTATGTTGCGCCTCTGCTTTGTTGATCTCTATCTGACCCATGTTGGCCTCGTGCATCTGCTTCTCGGCCATGGTCGCGATTTCGTGTGCCAGCTTCGCTTTCTGGTCCTTGTCCTCTATGAACTTGTCCAAAAGGCCCGTAACCGGCCCGATCAACGCCTGCAACATTGCTTCTCCTCCTGTTTATTTGCGCCTGTAGGGCTGTGGTTCTTCTGTGCGCTCCCCACATCCCTACAGATCTCCCGTGGCTACTTCTTTGCCATCCATGCGGTGGTTCCCATGTAAGCCCCCACAATTCCGGCACCAGAAATATAGAATAAAGACGATATTTCAGAAAGGGCCTGTATTCTCTCTACCGAAACCCATGGCGTAAACATCGCGGCTGTAAAGACCCCCATGCCAATCAACGTAAATCTGGCCATTCTAAGCTGGGCTAGGCTCTTTCTTAAATCCCTCTCGGTCTCTTTTATTTCTCTTGCCTGCTCAAGCTCCTCATCCGTGACTACCCCGTCACCGTCAAGGTCATACTGATCATATTTGCTTTTGCTCTGTAGCTTCTTACTGCTCATGATCAGCCTGTTTGTACTATGGTACGATTTTTACCGTTCCACTGTCGTTGAAAAGGGAGCCGCTTTCCAAGCCGGTTGCGCTTGTTGGCAAGTTGGTCAACGTGATCTTTGTGCCTCGCAGTTCGCCGGGGTTTCTTTCTTGTTGAATGAAAAGCTCAAGCGCACGAAGCAAGTCCTGCATGTGGCGCTGAGAGTATTCCGCTGGCGGCTCTGGCAGTCTGGGAGGTGCTATTTCATTAGATGACATTAGCGCCTACCATCCTGCTGCATGTCCACTCTTGGACTCCCCAGCTTCCATTTAGATCCCAAAGCATTTGACTCTATCCGCATGGCAAAAGATCGCCCCCTAGTTCTCGTGTGTAGCTGATTGGTGAACAACTCAACAGGAGATGACTGCGTCCTAGTGGCTGTGCCGGATGCTGTATTGTCAAAGTTGCCGCCGGGGAAGTTCCTAGACTTCAGCGTAAATGTGGCCTGCGGCGTGCTGAGATTTGTTGATCCGGTGAATGTTAGGTCAGGTATCACCCTCTTAATATATGTAAACCTGTCGCCATCACCGATATCCATGGCACCTGACTCTATAAAAGAGTTCATAGATGTGCCGTCATCATCATAGCCAAACTCATGGTTGTACAAATACGATGAGCTTGCTGCTATCGGATATATTCTGGTTCCCCTGTCGAGCCATGCAGTTCTGTCCAGATTTCCAAAATACCAAATGCCGTCTGCGTAGTTATAGATGACATATCGATTGTTATCTGTGCTGTCTGCGGACGGATAAAACCAAAACACTTCTGCAAACTCTGAGTTTACCCCAGCGTAGACCTTATCTGACTGTTCGATATTGAAGTCGAGAAACACCTTGTCTTTGACGGTGCAGGGCAAAGACTCAGTTTGTCCAGCATATGTATAGAACGTATCTATGCCCATCCAGTAAACAACGTCCTCTGTGGCAACCGCAGCGTTTGGCCCCATTATAGTAATATTTGAGGCAAGCTGTTGCAGACCAAACGTAAACGGCGGGCCGATAAACCGCATGGAACTAAGTGATGTATCCGTCCAAACCAATATCTCACGCTTTGTCTCCACGGCCTGAATAAACCTAGAGCCAGAGCCGAGTCTTAAATCACCGGCTGTGTTTGTGCTTGTCGGAAACCAGTCTATGGGGTTCTCTTGAGATGAGAAGCGTATCAGAAGCGGATCTTGTGTCCCGTCACCTTGGGTCGCACCTGAATTAGCACCAAGGCCATCGCACCCGAATGCAATCACATGCCTGTCTTGATCTGACACAAGAACCTGCTTGGCTATTTGTGGAACGCTGGTTTTTGTTCCGCTCTTTGTAGAAAGCTCAATGGCCCTAGTAGATGTCGTATTGCTTCTATCCCAGTAATAAAGATTGTCATCTCTGGGGTTGATAATTAGATCCTCCCCGAAGTTGTCATGAGACCACAGTCTTATTTGAGTGACCGTTGTCAAGCCGTTTGGCTCCGCAGATCCCCAAGCGCCACGGCTCCAAGCCCCCGCGCCCCAGCCTGTGCCGCCGACAACGGTGTCAAGGCCAACATTGATCTGATACGTCCCAACTGTGCTGCCGCCGCCATTTCCACTATCAGATGAGTTGGCGGTAACTCCGAGGGTAATCTCGTAAGAGTTTGCATCCACGATCCTAACAATCTGATACTCTGCGTTTAAGACTGTTGCGGTCACATTGCCGCCAAGAGATGCAGCACCAGAGAATGTTACAAAATCACTCTCAACTGCGCCGTGAGACGCATCAGTAACGGTTAGGGTTGCGCTACCATTTGAGGCAGAAAATGTAACATCACCCGCGCCAGTGGTGAGCCTTATGGGCGTGATATCATTAAACGCACCACCTTCTTCGATATAATATTTTAGGTGAGTCCCAATACCCAGATAGTTTGAGCCATCCAATGCGATCCAGTTATGAAGCGCACGGGCAGAGCCAAGATATGTATTGCTGCTATACTTTTCCCAGCCGCCTATCTTTTCTGGATATCCAAAACGAAACCTAATTTTGTCGCAGTCTCTCCAGCCACCCTCATTGGAATACGAGGTGATCTCCTGATTTACGCCGGGGCGGAACTGTAGTTTTTGAAGAGGCACATCACATCTCCAGCAATTTATTATTATTCTTCGCGCTCAATGCAGCTATTGCCTGAGACACCTTGTTAGACTCAACCATCTCGTTTCGGAATGATTCGACCGCTGCCCCTGTCTGCCTTGATTGCTGTGCGTTCTCTATCAACAGAATGGGAAGCCAAGCCATGGCGCACCCCCACTCTTCGGTGGGCTGTCCGTCATTTGGATTTGTCCCAGCTATCTTCATAAACCACGCACAATCAAACTGCTTACAAGGATTGAAGTCATTAAGGGGGCAGTTTTGCTTCACCTCTAGCTTCACGGCTAATCTTTCTGACAGATAATAATATCTACGAACTGCACATCCAGATTCATGGCAGAGCCTGAGAAAGACGATGATGCAGACCCTGACCAGCCGTGGTTGTGTGCGCCACCACCACCTGTGTTCTGCGTCGAATAAGTGATGTTGCCGTGGGCGTTGCTAGTCCATTTGCCCGAATAAGCTGTGCCGTTGTCATAACCTAGTTGCACACGCGAGTTCTCACCCATGCTGTGTGAGTGCGACGGAATTTGGCTCGTGGTCAACGTATGGTTGGCTACCGTGCCAGAAACAGAGGTGCTTACAGAGCCAGAGGGTGTTTGACTGGCAAAAGCTGTTTCAAAAGCCACAGTACCACCTGTCCCAACCGTGCCACTTGTAATCCGCAACGCCTTGTCGTTATGGCTTGTGTCTTTTGTCCATCCGGTAGGGGCGGCGGTTTGATGAAATATCATCCTTGTGCCGGATGCGAACCTTTCAGCATCGGCAATTTTTGCGGCAGTAACGGCGTCATCTTCTATTTTAG